CAACGAACAGGTCACGGTGGCGCCTTCCGGCCGCTGGAAGGCTCGCCTGACGATCCCAGCTATGAATGAGCGCACTATCCTCGATTGGCGTTCTTTTGTTGGCGGGATGGGCGGCAGAGCAGGGACGGTGCTCGTCCCGACATGGAACGTGTTCCGCGCCCGTGACGCCAATGGGCGGCGCTTAGATGAGAAGTCAGCGGCGCGTTGGGGTGGCGATATCGATCAAGAGGGTGTCGCTTTCGACCTATCCGGCTGGGGGCAAGATGATACGCCGGTCTTTGCCACGCTTGCAGAGCCCGCCGCGCTCAATGCCACCCAGATCGCCGTCACCTATGCGCCGGGGATCGACGGTGTGCGTCCGGGTCAATACTTCGGCATCGGGCTGCGGCTCTACATGGTGACGCAGACCTGGCAAGAGGAAGAGGGCGAGCCGACCCAGATCAGGTTCACGCCATGGCTGCGCGAGGACGTCGCGGCCGGCGGGACAGTGATCATAGATCGTCCGGTTTGTCTGATGCGGTTTGCGCAGGACCAGACTGGTGAACTTGAGCTTGATACGGGCCGCTGGGGAAATGGCGGTTTGGAATTTGTTGAGGCGTGGTGAAGTCCTTGCCGGTAAGAATGGTGACTCTACCGTCCCACCCGTCAAGCGCCGAATAATAGGCATCCAAACTTATGCCGAGTTGTTTAGCGCGTGTGGGGCCTGACCTCTCAAGCTCAAGCCGGATTTCGAAAATATGCGCGCTGTTGGCTCGTGCAACAAAGTCCTCGCCCGGTGGAGCATAAGCCAATTCCACCTGCGTATTATCGGGGTAGCGGGCGCCAGCTTGGTCCTGCCAGGTAATCGTGAAGGCGAAGCTCCGAGCGTAGGGGCGTACATCGACAGTGCGGATACGAACGCGCTTCTCGATTTCGTGTGGGATTAAGTAGGGCATGGTACGGCGCCACTAAATCCTTTTTTTGCTGGGCGAGCGGCTTTGGTACTGCTCAAGGATGCGCACCACTGCGCTGATGCGAGATGACGCATCATTGACGTTCTTTCCAGCAGGCTGGTTCATCTGCGTCATCGGATATATCCCCTTTGTCTGTGGATGATCCTTGAAATTCGATACCACGCAGATTGTTCCATCGCCGCCTTCGGGCGGCTTTTTCATGCGCAGGATTCCGAATGGGCTACTTCTCCCAAACCATCGAGGCCAAGCTCGCTGGCCGAGAGGTGGCGGCGGCATTGCTGACATATGCGCAGTTCCGTGAGACACCCCGGCGCTGGTGGAACGGCTTCGGCACTGTGCGCCTCGGAGGTGAGGATTGGCTTGGTGTTGGCGAGTGGGTGGCCATCGACGGACTTGAGCAGCCGAACGGTACGGTAGCGCCCAAGACCACGCTGACGCTGTCGGGCGTCGATGCCACTATCGTCCAGATGGCGCGGCAGGCCTCCAACCGGGTGAAGGATCGGCGCATCACGGTCTATGTGAATTTCTGGGACCTGACCGACATGATCCCGCTCGATCAGCCCTATGCGATCTGGTCGGGGAAAATGGACCAGATGAGTTATTCCGCCCAGGGCGCCAGTATGCGCTCGGTAAAGCTCACCGCCGAAAGCGTGTGGGTGAACCGGAAGAACCCGCCCTATGGCTTTCTGACCGACCGCGACCAGAACTCGCGCCATCCCGGCGATCGTGGATTGGAGCAGGTGGTCGATCTTGTGCAGAAAACAACCCGGTGGCCCGTGCTGTGATCAGGGCGGCGACTTTCGACGACCTGCCCGCCGTGCTGGACATGGTGACTGATCTTCACGCTTCGACCAAGATGGCGTTGGAGATCGATCCTGCTGCGACAATGGGCTTGCTGCGGCGCCTTGTCGGCTCCGCTGACGGGCTTTTGCTGGTTGCCGAGGCGGATGGTGCCGCGAAGGGTTTTCTGGCCGCCACCGTAGGCGTGACGCCGATATCGTTCGAGCAGGTCGGTATGGAGCTTGGATGGTGGGCTGGACCAGAGGCGAAAGGCGCTGGTCTGCGCCTGTTGGTTCTCTATGAGCGCTGGGCGAAATCGAGGGGGTGCCGGTTCGTCCGGATGAGCACCCCGCCGCACAATGAGCGAGCCGCGCAAATCCTCGGGAGGCGCGGCTTTTTCGTATCCGAAGTTGCTTGGGCTAAGGCAATCTAATGGCGGTCTTCTCTGCGATTTCCTCGGCGCTCATTGGCGTCGGCCTACACATCTTTGGCGCGACGGCGGCGGGATGGGCGGCCGCGACGGCTTTTGCCAATGTCGTGCTCGGGGCGGCGTTCATCGGCGGCTACACGCTGTTTGCACGTGCGGCCGCGCCGTCGATGAAGACGCCACAGGCCCAGGCGGTTCTCAACCAGTCGGTGGGGCCGCGTGTGCGGGGCTATGGCCGTGCGCTGCTCGGCGGCACCCGAGCCTTTTTCGATACCAAGGATGGCTACCTCTACCAGGTGATTATGATGCACCACGGGGAGATCGATTCCGTCGAGCACTTCCGGGTCGGGGATCGGATCGTCTCGCTGGATGGTAATGGCGACGTAACCAACAGCGAATTCGTCACCAGCACCTCGAATGTACGCATCCGCTCGCATCTGGGCTCGCCTAACCAGGCGGCGGACAGCCTCATGACGAGTGTTTGGCCGCAATGGACTAGCGCCCACCGTCTGCGCGGCATCGCCTATTCGGTTGTCAGGTTTCGCTCGACCAGCGAAGTCGCGAAGGTTTTCCCCGAGAGCTACAACACGCCCGTGCGGGGGCTGTGCCGGCTCTCGAAGGTTTGGGACCCGCGCAATGATGCCACGGCCTGGAGCGATAATTCCTCGCTCTGCATCCTCGATTATCTGACCCATGCGGACGGGTATCGCCTGACCCGAGACGATATAGACATTCCGAGCTTTGCGGCCTTCGCCAACCTGTGCGACGAGCAGGTGCCGTTGGCGGCCGGCGGCAGCGAAAAACGCTATCGGCTGTGGGGCGTGTATCAGCTCACCGAGGAGCCGCACGCTGTCCTGCGCAAGATGCTCAACACCTGCGACGGGGAAATCTACCAGACGCCTGAAGGCAAGGTGGCGATCCGGGGCGGCAAGTGGGAAGCGCCGACCGTCACGCTGGAGGCCAATGACAATCTCGGCCATTCGATGGACCAGGGGAACAACCGTTTCGCCGCGTTCAACGAACTCAAGATCATGTACACCTCGCCGCAGCACGACTATCAGACGATGGAAGCTACGGCGTGGATCGATCTTGCCGATCAAGCCGAACGCGGGCCGATCGTATCCGATTTTGATCTCGACTTCGTGCCCAGTCCGACACAGGGGCGCCGACTGGCCAAAATTCACCAGGCAAAGGCGAACCCGCGCTGGAAGGGCAAGCAGCAGCAGAACATATCTGGCCTCAACGCCCTAGGTGAGCGGACGGTGCGGTCCATCCTTCCCGAGCTCGAGATTGACGAAGCGTTCTATGTCGCGGGCATCAAGCCTTCGCCCGACCTCGCCAGCGTCGAGATCGATGTGCTGTCGATCAACCAAGCCGCTTATAGCTGGACTACGGCGGAGGAGGGAGAGAACCCGCCCATTCCGCAGGATACCTCGCCCGATCTCGAATTCCCGATTCCGCAAAACCTGACGCTTTCCAATCCCGCTCCGGGCGTGGTTCTTGCCGCTGTCGATGAACCGGGCCGCGAGGGCCTGACGCTGGAAGTCCAAATCAGGGCAGGGGCGGGCTCCAATTGGGTCGCCATGGATACCGAAAGCCAGACCACGGCACGGGAAACCCAGCTTGCCGATGGAGCCTATCAGGCGCAGGCGCGCTGGCTGGGGCCGCAGAACGTGGTGAGCGGTTGGAGTTTCCCGCTGGCCGAGATCACCATTCCGGTGCCCGAGCCGGAAGAATAGCCGAAACGAAGTTTGTCACTGTCCGCCCGCTCCCGAGCGGGTTTTTTCTGTTGGAGCAAGCAATGGCCGATACACCGCAGGAGATCGTCAATCGCGAGCTTCGCGAGTTCAAACGCTATACCGGTGACGGGTTGCCTGGTGAGCCGGTCAACGCGCCGTTGCCTGTGGGTGATCCAGACACTGGCGTATGGAACCCCAAGAAAAAGAACCTGCGCAGGGCTATGAAGTCCACTCTCGAAGGGGCCGGGGCTGAGGTCGATCGCGCGCGAGAAGAAGCCGACAAGGCGGAGCAGGAGGCAGATCGGGCCGAATCCGCCGCCAATACAGCGAGTGCAGCATGGGATGCATCTGATCCCAACCGCGTTGCGACGGTTGCTAGTATTTCCGCCCTGTCCACCCTTCCGACTGGCATCCTTCCAAATGGCATTATTGTCTTCGTTCCGGGATACCATGCCTCCAGTCCCGGCATCGGTGGAGGGCGGTTCTTCTGGGACGCGGCTAGCGCGGAGACAGCAGATGGCGGGCGCGTGTTCGAGGCTGCCGACACCGCTAGTGGCCGCTGGAAGCGCATCATTGAAGGGCCGCTGTGCGCGACTGATTATGGCGCTGTTCCAGAGGATGAGGTGACGGGAACTGATGCCGTCTCGCGCATGCCTCCATCCAAATACGTCCTTCGACATACGATCCATGCTTCCAGCTTCACGTGGCTAGGCAATTACACCCTCGACACTCTTCCAGGCGTGGAGCTTGTGGTTGGGGGTGGAACTGGAACATTCATCTTAGGTGGTGACGGGGCTAGCGTCGGCTATGCCAAGGTGCGCGGGTTCATGCAGTTCGGCGGGCCGAATTTTGATAACCGCAGCCGTAACAATCGCATTGGCGACCTCGATATTATTGCAGAAGGGGGAGGGGTTTACGGTCTAATCCTGCGACCCAGCTATGGGCTACAGATTTCCGGTCTGGTCCATGTTCATTGCAACGATCCCGAGGGCGTGGGCCACGGTGTTTATTTCAACACTTTGAAAAGGCCTACGTTGGGCGATTTCCTCGTGACGGGCTACGTGTCACTTGGCTATGGTTTCGCGGGAAACTCAACAGTCGCCGAGTACAACATCGAGGACGGGTATATCCGAAGCCTGACCACCGATCAGGACCCTTCCTACGAGCACTCGACCAGCGGCGATCATGGCATCTATCTGAAAGGGTGCTTGCGCACGACAGTCGAGTCCATGGTTGTGTACGCAGACCAATACCTCGGCAGCAATTATCATATTAAGCTGCGCGATAACACTGATTGCGTGTTCAATCAGGTTCTCACGAGAGGCTCTGACAGAGTCACTCGCGGCACTATTCAGATTACCTCGGACGCCAATACGCTGATCGGTGTGGTGAATTCGGGGAACATCTACCGGAACGTCGATGGAATTGTTAATTGCCATCAAACCGGAAGCGGATTTAACGGAAACAACAGAATTGAGAATTTCATCGGGGGGTGGACGTCGACCCAACTAGGGCTAGGGCCAAATATCTTCTCCGGTGATATCAATCTGGTGGACAGCACCGGCAACATTGGCATTCGAGGCGTCGAATTCGAGAATGCGCGAGTGAAAGTTCCGTCGATGGATATATCGACGCCGGCAGCGCAGTTCGTTCACGACGTTATCGCCCGTCAGTCAACCTTTTTGCAGACCTTGAACGTTGGCTCCTCCGGCACTCAAAGCCGGGGCATCT